TGGCTTGTTGCTTGGGGCCCGGACCAGGCGAACGTTCTCTCTCACCGTCGTGAGATCTCAAACTAATTGCCTGATCCAGTTTATTACGTAGCTTGCGTAATTCTTTATAATACTTTGGATGTCTAAACATATCAATGTTTACCATATTTAATTGTCTTAATTGTGGCGTCCCAGCATGCCCGGCAGTCCCTGCATTCATTGTCTTGTTGTGCTGCGGGACATGTAGCCCCTGATGTCACCACTTCAGAAGAGTTAGGCCACGAACCAGGCGCCCGCTGGTCTACCATGGGCGCGCTGAAACGTATGACTAAATTGTCGGGCTTGTCTTGCAGGTGGTCCTTGATCCATGCTTCACGGGTCGGTAACCAGTGACGTTTAGAAGGTGTCAGTCTACAGACTTCATAAATTTTTTGAAGATGTTCTAGATCCTGGACATCTCCTGAGTCATGCCATCTAAATACATCTGGCTTTTTGCTGTTGATCAGGTGGGCCATTGCCTGGACCCAGTCCGGGCTCTTGATTGCTGCCAGTCTTCGATACTGTGCATCCTGAACAACCTTGAACACATAACAGCCTTTGAGCGCGTAACAGTCGAAGCATACCGAACCAGGGACTGCTTGGAGCTTGCCGCCTGTCTTGCATTCCTTCGCAGGTAAACCTATCGACCAGCCCGGCATCTTTGAAGGTTTGCTCAGGCTACCTCCTATAATTTTTAAAGCTTCTTTTGTTTGCATAATCTTTCTCCTTTAACTTCCTGGATATCATTATAATACTTCCTTGTCAAGCTTGCTGCTTGGAGCTTGCAGCTTGCGGCTTGGCGCTTGTAGCCATTAGCCTCTAGCCAGCGCCAGTGGTTAATAAATATTGCCGGGTTTTCAATTCTTCTACTCATAATTTCTTTCTTGAAGCTTGCGCCTTACCAGTTCTAAAGCAATAGCTGAACTTACTCTCCGGCGCAATGCAGGATCAGCTGTTGATGTTCGAACCTTCTAGGCCATACAACAACTGATCCCAGGTCCATCGCTACTTGCCCGCGGATCTTAATAAGGACATCCGTTTCACAATAGACCAGGGATCAGCACTAGTGGTTAATAGGCGGGTCTTTCAGTATGCATCCCTACCGGACCACAACAGCAGTTGTCACGACCTAGAATATAGCCCAGAAATGTCCAAGCACCCTTAACTAGTTCTGATCCCAGATCCAATAGTCGCGTATGGTTTCCCATAGGCCGTATTCGGTTACGATGCTACCCTAGACCATTGGATCAGGGATCAGTTCTACCTGTGCGTGTGTTTGGATCTCTTTCAATCTACTTTACACCACAACCAGAAGTTGTCCCAGATTTAATTGTTTAAATCTAAATCCAATATAATACTTGACAATCCTATTGTCAAGTGCTAATTTCAAATCATGCAAAAAATAAATACAGAAAGAGGTAAAATGACTAGAATAAGACTAAATCAAGAGTATCGTAATAAGATTGCTAATCGTATGCGAGTACATCTTGAACAAGAGGACACGCAAGAGAAACAAAAGTATGACGAACTGAAAGCTAATCAGATTGACATAAATGACAATGCGTGGAAAGTTGCTGAACAAATAGTTAGGCGACATTATACTGAAGATGATGTTGAGAAAGCATACTACTTACAAAATAAATTTGAGAATGTAAGTACGATTGCAAAAGACAGTTGTTTTCATTTTCATTATATGGGTAATGTTGAAGAAAGAGATTATGACAATAACCCTGTTATGAGAGAGAAAGCTATTGAAAAACATTTTGACTTTAGATTAAATGGCGACATTGATGTTAATACTAATGATAGTCATTATACAGGTCACAATAATGATTATGGTTATGCCTTGTTTCGTGATGAACTTAACGCACAAGAAGATTGTAATGCAGATATTTTGATTGAACAAGAGGGCAAAGATAACAACCCACATAGAACAAAATATACTGACAACAATAATAAGTATCTTGGTAATGATGATAGTGGTTATGGCAAACAATGGAATGAGAAATATCAGTTAGATTTAATTGGTAGAGATTATTGTAGAGATAGGTCTATTGCTTGTACCAAAGAGGAATTTAATTTCTTAATCACTTGGAAACAGGCAAAAGGTCAATTTGTTATTGCTCATCAAAAATGGATTAAATCTGTTTTAGACCAGATGAAAGAAATTAAAGTCGGTCTAAAGGGTTATAAATATTTAGATGAAGCTTTGGAACTTTGTACTGAACTTGGTTTAAATATTACTGACGCAGAAATTGTTAGAACTAATAGTACAGGACTTGTAATCTATAATCCTAAAAATCTTGCTGAAAGAATTAAAGGAATGAAGAACAAGAATGTAGATAGACAAGCCAAGATTAAGGCAAGACTATTATACGAGCAACAACAGAAAGAAAATAGTTTAAATTAAACTATTGACAAGGGCTATCCTATAATATAGGATAGTCCCAGAAAGAGAGAAATATATATGACTAAAACATTCT